GAGAGCCACATCTACACGTTGAGCAGTAAGAACAGGGATAGCAGGGAACAGGAAAGCAATCGACATTTTCTCAGCCAAGTCCTTCACACCGGAGTACCCTTTACGCTTTAGCTCCTTGTGCGCCCCTAGAGCGGTGCTATAGCTACCCCTAAAGTCTTCAGCGGGGTCAACTCCTGTTAAGGCGTTTATGATGTCACTAGCGAACAAGCAGCAATCATCAGACCCCCACGCAAATCGCCTTGGCTTGGAAAGCTCAGAAGCCAAAACAAATTGCCAGTTGTCAACCCGGCGAGTCATTAGCTGCGCCCCCAGATAAGGGCCAAGTCTTGAATATCTGGCACGAACTGAAACCCATCGTCTGAAGCAAAATCAGTCTTTTGATCCTCATCCGTGTACCGGCGCACTTTTGGATTCTGAAGTGATATTAAGGCGCTCTCCGCTGATATAGCCGTGGTTGCTGTTTGCCCCGAATCCTTAATAGACATTGTGTCCATTATCCCATCAAACACAGTAAACGGATTCAACGCCGAACGCTCATCTGACACAATAATCTGACCGCCCATGTTTGAATGGTTTTGACAGTAGTAGTACATAATAGGAGAAGATGTCGCTAACCCAGAAGGGACCACCCACTGATTATATGCCCCCGCCGATCCCGCCGTCCCTACCTCTGTCCAGCCCGTTGAATACTGCGACCCGCCGCCAAATGTGCCATTAGAGGTTGTTGAAATTCTAAGATTATGACTGCTATTTGTTGAATCGCTCTGATCAAACCTATATGTAGCCCCCTCATTTACATAGATCGTATCCTGGGAAACGCGCTCTATCAGAAACTTGCTAGATGCTACGGTGACGAGCATTTCGATGTAAGGGATTGAATCAGATGGGAAGAACAGCATCTTTACCTTGATTGATCGACCTTGGCACTCCTCATTCAAGGCTAGAGAAACAATCGTTGAAGATACACCTGACAAGCCTACAGTTATTCCGTTTGCCCTGACATTTTGCGTTTCAGCGGAAGATGACACGCTCAAGAGATCACCCGCACCCGTGTAAGTCTGCCCCCCTGCCACTAGGTTTCCCGAGCCGCTCCACAACCTTAGAGTCCCACTGTCAAAAAAGCCCTCCACCAGAACTGCCGGGGAGAGCAACCTTGATCTGGCTAATGCCCTGTATGTGCTGGTTAAGCCCCTGTTCATAACAAGTATTCTTTAACAGCAAAAGTAAACCCGTAAGTGCTTATAGAGTTGGCAGTCCATTCAAAGCTCCCCACAAGACGGAACACGCCTTTGGTATTCGCGACGGTGATAGCGGTATTATTGTCTGGGCTACTCCGCAAAGCAGGCTCAATGCTCAAGGTTGAGTTCCCACTGCCATCTGTATTGGCGTCCTCTACTACCATGTGAAGCCGTTGAGTCAGACCGCTTCCAATCTGGATATAATCACCCTTCTTGAGATACCCGGTCTGGCTGGCCGTTGCCCCATCAATGATAAGACTATTCCCGGTCTGGCTGGCCCCGTTTACTAGAGGGGTGCCTGCGCTTGATGACGCCGTGCCTCTGGCCGTGCGGGCATCCCAATCGCCCAAATACATCTGGCCCACATACCCGCGCATAGATGTAAGAGCCGCAATCCATTCCCTGGCTAGAGCATGCTTCATCGGCGGCATAGTAATCTCCGCTTCCCACCATTCACCGGGATATTGATAAACTTGCTGTGCGCCCGTGAATATAGACTGAGACTTGGATATAGCGCGAACAATCCTAAAAGTTGTCTGTGTGGGCTGTGCGGATGAATCCGTTGGTAATGATATCGGATATGTAATAGCCATTACGCCCCCAAACCAGCCGCCAAGCTGCCGCCTCTCTGTCTCGCATCAATAACCGCATCAACGGATGCTTGCTTAATCATGGGCATCATATTCATAACCTCAGTTCGTACAGTCTGCGCCACGCCAAGGCTCATGTTGATGTTCTGAGTTATATTAGGCCCGCCACCGCCGCCCCGTAAGGTTTGCCCCCCGCTCATCGCCATATTCAGCATATTGTTAGGGGCGATCATGCCGGATGCCCTTGGCGTGAATAACTCAGGGCCGCGCTCACCGACAATGAAAGATCGCCTAGCTGAAACGCTTCCGCCAGTTGCAAGCGTAGCCGTAGGTAATCCAGAAAGCGACCCGCCACCGCCGCCGCCGCCAAATCCGAACATCTTGCCGATGCCGCTAAATATACCGCCAAGGTCAAACCCGCCACCGCCACCGCCACCGAACGCGCTCATGGCTTGATTAAATAACACAGCTTCAATCTGGGCCTGTATTAACTTCTGAATGATTTGGTTGAGGGCGTTACGGAATGTTTCTTTGAAGTTCTCAATGCCATCGCCACTTCTGGTAATCACCTCTGTGATGCTCTTAGACACCCCTTCGCTTACTTGCCCAATAGTCTCAATGACCATCTTGCCGGTTTCACTTTGCCGGAACATTTCTTCTTCAGTCGCCGCTAGCGCGGCCCGTAATTTTTCTTGATCTCCAATTCCAGCCTTTATCGCTTCCCGCAGATCGCTCTGTAACAACAACAACTTTTCTTCTTCCGTGACAAGAGCCGCGACTGCATCTTTCACGGCCTCTCGCCTACGCTCGTCTTCTTCAAGTTGTTCATTGAGCCTATTTCTGGCATCTTCCATTTTTGCAATATCAGCTAATGTCTTCCCGCCTGTCTCTGGAATAACAAACTCAGGAAAAGCTATAGAGGGCAGAACTTCGCCTTTAAGGGAGCCTGCTTCTCGCAGGAAATTTGCTTGTTCTTCTGATAGCCCTTTCAGCCTTAACTTAGTCACGTTTATTTCTTCATTAAGACCTTCAAAATAATCTTTGGATGCTTTCTTATCAAAAATATAGTTTTGGCTCGCCGGGGCTAAAGGCGTTGTCCCAAACTTTTGATTTATCTTTTTGCTTAAATCTTCAACCTCTTTCCCCATATCTCCAAAAAAATCAAACGGGTCTTCGGGTATAATTGCCTTAAACGCTCCGCTTAGTTGATTTAGTTTTTCGGGCATTAGAGCAACCGCCGCGCCTAATGAGGCAACAATCGCAGCAATGCCCACTATCCCCTTCTTGGTGGCTGATGTTACAGCGGTAAACACTATAAACGCCTTCGCTGCCCTTCCTACTCCCATGACTAATGCTGCGAATCCCGTGAGCATCGCCGCAATAGCACCGCCAATTTTCACCCCTATAAATATCCCTATAACTGTAATAAGAGCCTCAAAATTTGACCTTGCAAATCTAAGAGTGGCTGTAAATGCTTTCACAGCATTTGCCATCATAACGCCAATGACCGATGCGAATGATCTTCCTGAGTCGGCCCCTCCTTTAACTTCAGAAACAAGCTCTTTGAGAGCATCAAGCAACCCAGATGATGCAATGCTTTCTTGAAAGTTGAATATTGAGTCTCCCAGCATAGAAACCGTGCCGGAAAATGTTTTAGCTAAATCATCTGTTGCATTGCCAAACCGCCCGCCTTCCCCGAAAGCTGCTTCAAAGGTGCGGATTGTTTCTTCAGCACTTACGGTGACGCCCTGCTTAAACCCTAAAAGGGCGTTCACACCACGCTCTCGCAATAGCTCCGCTGATGCCGCGCCCCCGGCAAAGGCCCTCTGAATATTAGCGGCGGCAGTTTGTATATCCAGCCCTGATACCGCAGCAACATTCCCTGTGATTTTTAAGGCCGTGGCTAATTCATCAGCGTTTTTAACTACTGGAGCGAGAGCGCCAGCGGCCCCCTGTATCTCTTTAAGAGAGAACGGAACCCTGCCAGCGAAATCTTTTAGTACGTCAAAGGCTTTAGCTGCTTCTTCAGCATCACCGAAAAGCGCCTTCAGGCGAATTTGCAAATCCTCGACGCTTGCCCCGGTGCGCACAATATTCCTGACAACTCCAGCGCCTAACCCCGCCACAACAGCGGCCCCCACAAACTTCACGGCACGACCAACGCCGTGAAAGCTCTTTT